AGAGAGTTTGAGATGGTTCCTTGAAAGGTAACATCATAAATGCATCCCGAATGTTTCCACCTGGTGCATCTACGTCTCTAAATTCTCCAGGTTGAATGGATTGTGCATCGTCTCTAATTCTTATTCCTCGCTGTTTAAATCCAGCAGGTAGGTTAGATAAAGTTCCTGCATCAATTAATTGTCTTAATGCAGTTGTAGCTGTTCTTGATAAACCACCAATCATATGTATTAAACCAAAACCATAAAAACCAAGTCCTGGTAAAAATTTAAAATGTATGAAGTATTGAATTTTGTTTTTCTTAGGATCGCCTATTTCATAATTTCTTCTAATAGATAATATTTCTCTAGAATTTTCTTCTAAAGTTATAACATAAGGAATTTTAATTCCTGTTGTTTCTCCTGTTTGAGGATTTGTATCTTCAAAACCTTCTAAATCTAAATTAGTGTGAAACTCTAAAATATTAAATACATCTTCGTCAACTCCTTTTGATTGACCTTCTAATTCACGTTCTTTTTGTTGAACTTCAGTTTCATTTAATGGACCTGGTTTTAATTCTATGTCTCTATAGAAACCAGCAACTTGTTGTTTTCGTAAATCGTTTTCTGAAACTTTTAAAACGTGGATGATTGATTCCGCATCGTCTAATGAGGTAGCCGAATACGGAACTATCAAATCATCTGCAGGTATGAACTTAGAAACAGCTCGTTGTTCTACCTCATCATAATAAACTTTTTTAAATGATGATCCTGCTAACGGTAGATAAAATAACATTTGATCAAAGTCTGGTTCATATTCTTTCATCTGATCCATAATTTGATAATTCATAAAATCTTTTACACGCTGAGACTGTTGTTCTTTTTCAGGAGTAGCTAATCCTAAGATTTGAGTTCTAACTGGACCTTCTGCAGGTAATAATTCTTTGTAAGCTAAAGATTGAAATTGTGTAACCGCTTCTGCAAGAACAGGATGAGTTGCACCACTTGCTCCTTGGAATGGTTCTGTTCGATTGTCGTATTTAAATCCTAATAGATCTAAACCTTCTCTATAAGTTCTTTCCCAATCTTTTCTTGATGATTTATAATCTTGATAATTTTGATAAAGTTTAGAACCTAATCTTCCTAAAACATCATCTGGTAAAAATTCAGCAAGGTTTGCATAATGCTCATCTCCACCTGTTGGTGATGCTGCTGATGGATCAAAATCTATATCAACACTTCCATCTTCGTTTTGTTGAATTTCAACTGGACCTTTTTCAGTTTGTTCTTGCTCAACTACTTGTTCAGAAACTTCTGTTACTTCTTCTTCAGAAGGAAGTTCAACTTGAGCTCTTACGTCGTTTGGTAATGATTTGTCTATGTCTGCCATTTATTTTCTCCGAATGGATTGTTTTAACAGTATTATACTGAATATTCAAGCCTTGTGGTTCAGGTCCTGATTTTGGGGGTATCAAGTGTTTCTTAGGATAATTACTCATCTATAACATCATCTCTCATAGTATCGTCATACTCACCATATCGTTCTGTTATAAATTGATTGGGATCTGATTCTTCAGCTTTACGTTTTCTAATCAAATCCATTTGTCTTTTTGGATCTGCAGGTAGCCCTGTTACATTTTCTTCAATTTTAGCAATATTACTAATTGAAGTATCAACACTTACATCTGTTTCAACTAAATCAATATCATAATCATCGTCTCCTACTCTAACTCCTGCTGGTCTACTTTCTAAAACAACAAATTCTTCATCTTGATAAATAGGTTTTCCATCTGGTGTTTGGTCAATGACTTTTTGTGGTTTGTAAGCAAATGTAACTTTATCATCATAAGCACCTATGTCAGGTCCATCAATATCAATCTGAATATTACCTTGAACATCTTCGTAAGCTGTATATTCAATGTCTCCTTTTTTATAAACTCTAACTTGTTCTAAATTTTCTCTAGCTAAGTCTGGAGCAATTTTTCCAAATTTATAAATATCTTCAACTAATTTTGGAAAGAATTTAGGTATGTTTTTTCCTGAACCTCTTAATACACTTTTAACTGCGGTACCAACTGTTTTTTCTTTTTTTAATAAAGGCGCAACAAATGGTAAACTTGCACCCGCTGCTAATAATTTTAAAAACTTTCTTCTTAATGGATCAAAGCCATTTGAGAAGCCAACTCTTCCACCACCATTAAAATCAAATCTTACGTTTTCAGTTATTTCATCAACAGGGACAGTTACACCAAAAGCATTGTAAGTCATTGGCCTTGGTTCAGGTTTTGAAAAATAAGGTTTTTCTAATTCTTCTTGTCTAGCTTGTAATGCTTTTTCGTGTGCCATTCCAATTTTAATTAATTCGGATTCAGGTTTTTTAAAAAGCTTGTCATATTCTTTTTGATAAGTTTCTTTTTGTTCATTAAATCTTTGTTGTTGTTTTTTGTATAATTCAGGATACGTTTCTATTTTTCTTGGATCTATTTTTGCAAGGCCCTCTGCTGAACTTCTAAGATCTTCATAACTTTTCTCTAAATCATACAAAGGTAAAGATTCTTTATAATTTTTTTCAAACCAAGATCTTTCTGTTGTTCCAGGTATGATTACTCCTTTACCTGTTTCACCTCTAATTGGATTATAATCTTCTATGATATCTTGCCAAGTTAAAGTGCCTGCTATTTCTTTTAAAGGAATTCCTTTATACAAATCAATTGCAGCAATAGGTACGTTGATAGCTAAATCTAAAGCTGTAATAGGAAGTAATCCATATTTACCAACAGGACTTGCTGCTAACATTCTTAATGATTTAGAAACTTTACCTAATCCTTTACGAATAGCTTTTACAGTATCATCATCCATACCAGAAAAAGATTTTAGTTTTACACCTGAAACCTTTTCTAAATCTGCTATAGCTTGAGCAATAATTTTTTGTTCTCCTTTAGGTAATTTATACTTATCTTTTAAAAGTTTCATATTATCTATGATTCTTTGATCAGTGATTCCTTTTCTAGTAATGAAACCTTCTTTGGTCATTAAATTAAAATCTTTTCCAAATTTATTAAAAGCTTCAGTATAACCCTGTCCTTTAGTTACAAACTCACCAAAATCATAATTCTTTGGAAACTTATCTATTGGTTTTACATTTGATATGACTTCGAATGTGTCTCCAAATTTAAATTCAACAGGGGATACGATTCCTTTTTCAATTGATCCTGATGTTAAGAAATTTAAAAAGTTTTTTCTAGAATTAGCTATGTTCTTAATTTCTTCTCTACGTGCAGGAGTAGTTTTTGGTTCATTATATTCTGCTCTTAATTTTTTAAGTGGGTCATCAAATATAACCCGTTTAAATTGATTTAAGTCTCCTTGTACTAAACTATCAATCTTTAATAAATTATCCGTACCACCATAAATGACAGATAAAGGATGTTCTGCATTTCCAGGAAGTTTAGTAAAAATACCTTCTGTTCCGAAAAATTTATTAGCAGTATTACGAACTCTGTTGGCGTCTTTTACTTTTCCATCTGCTTCTAATCTATCTGCAGCTTTTATCAATCTTTCATAATTACCACCAAATTGTTCTCCTAATGCTCTTTTTAACCAAGTTGATCTTTCACCTTGTTCAACTCCATAATTTTTAAATTTAGTTCCTGCTGCATTAGATGCTATCTTTCCTTCGTTTTTAATTTTAGTTAATTGATTGACTCTTTGATCAAAAGTGTTTTCATTCCAAAAAGGACTTTTTTTAAATTCTTGATCAAAAGCCTTTCTTGCTTGTTCTACAGTTAAATCAGTATTGTTATTTAATCCATCTAAGAAAACCATCTGTCTGCTTCTTGACACGGTTCTTGGACCAACAGCTTGTGGACTCCAATCTGTTATAATACTTTTATATTGTTTAGGTATTTTATTTCTATCAATTCCTTCAACTTCAAATTTACCATTTTTCCAATCTCTAAAGTCTTTGTTAATTTGTTGAAAAAAGTGGTTGGGATTACTACTTCTATATTTTTCTAATTCTGCTGCTAATTTTTCTTCACCATCAAATTCTCCAACATTATTTAAATGATTTAAATAACTTCTAACAACGTCTCCTCTTCTTGCTGCAACAGAATCAATTTTTGCATTACTTTCAAGAAAAGCTTCTGCAGCTGCTTTCGCATCTTTTAAATTTCCGTATTCATTAACACTAAATGATTTAGATAATCTTTCACCTGAGTCTGTATACATATTAACATTATAAGAAGTTCCTTTTGAATTTAATAAAATACTTCCTTTTTGCATTGGAGGTTCTGTAGGTGTATCAAATTCTATTTTTGCAATTCCTTTTTCAGCAAACTTTTGTCTAACACTTCCACCTCCAGCTAATTGCTGACGCAATGTTCCTACTTCCACATCGTCATCTAAAATTCTAAAATATTCAAGTGGAGTATCTAGGTATGGAGTATTCGTTAACGAATCCATTAAATCTTCATAATCTTTTGACATATTATAAACCCATTAAATAGTTTAAGCCACCTTCGGCGTTTAGTTTTCTTTTAATGTCTTCTCTTAATTTAAATTGATGTGTTGGTTTGAGAGTTTCAAAATCTACAGTACCATCATCATAAAGTTTAAATCTTTGGTTTTCTGGTAGACCTGTCATACCTAGTTCTTTCCAAACGTTTTCGTTATTTGCTAACTCTGGTTTATTTTTTAACTCTTCAATCATATTAGGAAAGTTTTTTAAAACATAATCGGATGTTTCATCTGGATTGTCTTTTGCACCTTGAATAGTGTTCTCTAATCTAGCTATGATAGCTTCTGCTCTTGTAAATCTGCCTTTGCCTGCAGGATTTTCAGATCTATATTTAATTAGATCGTCCATAGACATTTGAATAGGTTCTTCATCAAACATTGAATCAAACTCTTCTATGATAGCTTTTTCATCTTCTTTAATTGGATTAGGACGATCTTTAATTTTTTCTCTGATAAAAATTTTTCCATTATGATTTACCATTAAACCTTTTCCTTGACCTCTTGATAAAGCTATCTTCTCTCCACTTAATAAACTTTCAATACCTTCTAATTTTTCTTTTTTAGCAAGTTTAGTAGCTTCTTCAGGACTTAAAATAATTTTTGACATTCCTTCAAATTTTTTTATTTTAGGTTCGTAAGTTGTATCAATAATACCTTTAATTCCACTTGGTAAAGTTATTTCTGTGTCTGTTGTTTTTTCTTTAAATCTTTGATTGAACTCATCAAACATTCTTTGTAATTCTGCTTTTGGTGGTTCTGGAATATCTACCGTAAGTTTAACTTCACCACCTGTAGTCTTTGTTCCTAATTTTTTATTAACTTCATCCATTATCTCTTTAACAGTTTTAGATCTTTTAC